GAATGTGCGTCTGAGCCGTGAATCCGTTCTTGATAGAATTCAAATAGTAATTTGAAATCTCGGTGTCAACTTCAATGTATTTCAACGCACCAACATAATCAGGCAAAGGATATTCACCTTGACCAGGTCGGTAGTATTGACAATAGTAGATTGACTTTGATTCTCGTGTTGTTGCGTTAAATGGCTGATAGTGGATTTGTTCCGCTTTTTTATCAGTCCAATCAGCACAATACACATAGTCACCCTCTAATCCTTTGCGGATGTTCTTGAAAGGTAGATGGTAGATTTCAGCAATTGCCGTCTTTGCTTTGTTCCAAATGATTTCAAGTGCGAATCCATTGAACAACTCAAAGTCGTATGCTATTTTGTTTTTGACTTCGTCAAGGGTTTCATAGGCGTTGATGGCTTTGCACTTGGCTTCGGCTTTTGCGATGTCAACTGTGTTTTGTCCGTCAATTTTAGTGCCAATTCCAGCCACATACGAAGCTTTTGAAGAAACGATTGCATTGTGTTTTGGGGATTTATTAAATAGTTCAATTAAAAATTCGGGATAGAGATTGTCCGCTCCGAAAGTGACATATCCTTTTGCTTTGTTTTCTTTGAAAACAGGCAAAACATTGTCGTGAAAATTAATTCTTTGGAAGATCATCTCTACTAAATAGCAATCATTCCTTTTTGTTTGAGAACTTGTCTATTGATGTGAATCCAAGACAAGCAATCACGATGAATTCTACTGCACTAACCAAATCGGGAGAAGGCACGATATCAGCAGGAGACAAACTATTGTGAGCCATAGTACCAAAAAGTACAAAAGCACCGATGATGCCCACAAATCTTTTGGATGATGCTTCTCCTTTGTCACCTTTGAAAAAATCTAAGAACTTCATATTTCGTTTGAGTTTAACAATGTGTAAGTGAATGAATTGCCGTGCAATGCTGCGGCTTTTTTAACGATGACCATAAATTCGTCAAAGTCAGCGGACTTCTTAAACACTTGGCATCCTTCTGACCAGTTCTCTACATAGGTAGAATCTGCACCAGCTTTGTGAATGTTTATTCCGAATACACCTTCTTGAATTTTGCTTTCATCATAGGTCATATCTTTATTCGCATCACGATAAACTTTCACATTCTTCGCTTGTTTCAACGCTTCATATTTGCCTTGATGCAAACCGATGGCGTGACTGCCACGATATTGACCAGCAACCAAACGAGCAACACCAGCAGCGTTGTGAAATTCCTTCACGCCCTTTGTTCCTGGATCAGTTGTTGCAGCCCATTGTTTGAATACCCAAGCACCGTTGTGTTTGTAACTCAAAGTTAAAAAGTCATCAAATAGGTTTGTCACCTTGTTGCCGGTTGAACTCTGCCGAACACCGATGATGTTTAGATTCAATTCTCCATCTGAGAAATATGCGAATCCCTTCTTGATCATCGCAGCTTCAATTTGTTCTCTTGTCATTTTCCTTGTCCTTTATATGGTTTGTTTGACTTGTGTTTGTTTTGGTGTTTGGTATGTCTGCCCAATTTGTTTTTGGGTTTGGGTCTGAATGTCGCGGAATTGGTTGCCTTTGCCATTAGTTGTATATGTATAAACGGAAATACTCAAAGTCCTCTTTTCCACCTTCTTCAACATAGTTGAGCCAAGCATCGTATGTCTTGCCTGATAATTTCAACGGTGCGTCAGTCGTATCAATTCCAGCACCAATCATCTTGGCTGAAAACACTTCCACTTTCTTGGTCATTACATCAACCTTTTGTTCTGCTATCTCCACCGCCTTTTTCAACTCTTTCTTTTCTTCAACCTTTTCAGCAACCATCTTCTCACCCATTGCTTTAGCCTCGGCAGTTGCAACCGATGCCATCTCTAAATTCTCACTAATCTTTTGGAGCATCAACTCCACTTCATCCACAGGTACTGACTTTGATTTTTGAACTGGCGTTGCGATAATTCCAACAAAAAACGAAGCAATAAATAAAAGTATTAAGTGTTTCATAATTTTTTCATAGTGTTCATAATGCGAATCTCCGTGATGGCGGATGCAAGTGCGGAATCAGAACGCTTCAGGGCGTATGTCAGACGGTCAATCTTGATGTCAAGTTGGTCAATCTTCTGATTGCTCTTTTCAATTTGGTCTTTATAACCTGAGCGAAGGTCAATGTACAAATAAGAAACAGCCACAAGCATACAAAAAGCAACGGCAGCAATTGGATTTTTGCGAAATTGGTCAAAACTAACTGGAAGTGCTGAAGGTTTTTTGATAGTAGATGCCACGCAGACAAATAGAAAATCAGTCCTTGTGTTGCTTTTTGTCCTTTGTCATAAAGTATTGATCCACGAAGAACATAATTCCAAAGATGAACAAGGCAACCATTGCTCCCGAAAAGATACTCACGATATACATTTCTGCGATTTTCTCCATTACTTTTTGTCTGCCATATGTTTCACACCCATAATGGTTCCAATGATTGAGAACGAGTTGGTCAATATAATTCCAAATAGATTGCTCCAGGTAGTTTCAATGATGGTAGAATTCAATCCTTTGCTGATGACATACAAATAAAGAATGGTTGTCAAGATACAAACTGCACCAATCACCGACAATGCGACCTTAACAATCAATCCAATGAGTTCAAACTGAGTGCGTTTTTGTAGTGTTTCTAAATCCTCAACAGCAGCGTTCTTGAGCTTCTCAGATTGTGCAAGTGACTCTTGCAATTCAATCATCAACTTTTCTCGGTCTGCTTGGCTTTCAATTAAGTCCTTGTTTTGTGACTGAACTTGCTTGGTAACTTCCAAACGCTTTCGCCTTTGGTCGTTGTCACGCTGTTTGGCTTCGTCAATGTACTTCTGAAATTCCTGATCCTTCGTTTGGATGACTTTCAAGATATTGCCTTCCAAACCAACCTTTTTTGTTTTCCATAGGTTGAGCAGTTGAACGGCAGTATCGTTGCTTAGAATCACTTGTATACCTTAAACGGAGCAGTTTTGTTCTTGTACCCTTGATAATCTTTTCGGAATGCTTCCAATCTTGGCTCTATCTCATCGGATTTGATAATCCAAAACTGAGCTCCAACGGATTTGGCTTTGTCAATTTCTTGCTTGTCATCTGAACTGGAGATGATACCAATGACAACTCCGTTTCCATACTCCGTGTTGATTTTGCGGATCAACTCAATTCCATCAAATGATGAACCGATGATGTTCAAATCCACAAACACACATTCAGGGCGTTCATCAACCGGACCTTCATTAAACCACTTCTTAAATAATCTATCCGCTTCGTCTGATGAAGTTAAACTCTGAAGTGAAAGTGTGATGTCCAACAAAGAACAGGAATCTTCAAACACCAAGTGGAATAAATCCTCATCATCTACAAGCAATATTGATTCAATCATTTTATTTTAATTTTTAGTTTTGTTCCTATTTCTAATTTCTCAGCAGTCACCGGGAATTTATGTTCATCCATAATTGCAATGCATATGTTCAAACCCAATCCGCTTCCAGCTTCTTTCTGACCTTCTTTCCGTTTGTACGGTTGTGACCATTGAATCAAATCGTCTTGACTCATTCCACGACCATTGTCCGTGATGCAAATATAATCCCCTTCGGCAAATATGTGAACCAACTTGGTAGAACTATCGTTGTACTTCAGACCGTTTCTGATTAGGTTATCAACTGCCGTGCAGAATAATGACTCATTGACCTCAGCAATTCCAAGTTCATCAATGACAACTTGCTTTTCATAACTCGTAGAACTTAGGTAACTGACAAGGATTTCACGCATATCAAAATCATTCTTCTCAAGTTGTGCATCTGCCTTCACAAGGTTGGTGAATTCCTTCACTCCTTTGTACTCTTTTTGGGTGTGGGTCAACCCTTCTTCAATCATTCTCAAAGGTGCATCAATCTTTAGTTCCTTGATTTGGTCTTCTGATAATCTGCGTTTTAATGAACTCAATCCTCTTGGTATGTATGTATTGATACCTGAGTGCATATCGTGTCTGAGAATCTTCGCAGCGTGTTCCAAATA